TAGGTTATACTAGGGATAATGATACTTTTATTAAGATGGCTCAAGCTGCATACAGAGACGGGGTCCGCACAATCCTTTGTCATGCCGAATTCAATGGTGCTAAGTACGACAACGGATTTTACGCCCCGCAAGGAATTGATTTAGAGAGCTGCCCCCCGGTTCTGTTTATTAGTGGCCATATCCACACTAAACAAGAAATCAAGTCAGAGTTTACTAAGGTTCTATATGTCGGCACCCCGCGCCAACTCACTCGGTCAGACATTGGCGAAGTTAAGGGTGTTCATCTGTGGGAGACAGATACTAACGAAATGGAATTCATTCCTACTCCAGCTGATGTCGCTGAACCATTCCAGCAAATCACTATAACTTCGGAGGTGCAACTTGCAACCATTCCTAATTCCCCCCGCGTGTATGTTGATGTTCACGGTAGTGCTGATTTTATCAAGAAGACTCTTAAAAAAATGCCAGAATCGGCAAAAGTCCGCACATTCCCAGATCAAGAAAGGTCGCCGATCGAAATCAAAGAGTCGGACGGGATCCCAGCGGCCTTCGTAGCATTTAGCAACAAATATTTTATCAAAAAAGCATTGGACGACAACACAAAGAAAAACGCACTTTCAATAATTTACGAAAAGTGCCCAGCCCTAAGAGGAAACAATGGCTAAGCCAGAAGAATTCACCTTTCTTAAACAGCTGATGTATCTCAAGGGAATGACCGTCCGCACCGGTTCCATTCACGAGGCCCAGGCTCTACAGATCAGAAATTGGCCGCTAGCAATCCCAGGTGTCAAGGCAGCGGAAGCTCACGTCGATACGGATGCCAAGATAGTGAGATATCTTTTAAAGCCAAAGGGTGTGAACTTTAGGTGTACCAAAAAGGTATTGGAAGTCTGCGTTGCTCTGGACAAGGCAATCAAGTCTATTTTGTGGGACGAGACCACGGTTATTGTGGAAGTAAATAAAAAGGTTTTGTACGATTCTAGGTGTAAATAGCGTGATAAACAACGATAACCTTCCAGCTACCTTAGATGAGCTTCTGACTAGAGCCGAAGGCATGCTCCCAACCGCTAAGTACAACATGCTTAGGCTTTATATTGAAAACGGCAGGCATCAGCTTGCTCCAGATACGGCGACTAAATTTTTTGAGCTGTTCTTAAATGGAGTAGAACCAGAAGAGATCCACCGATTGAATAAGGCGTTCCCATACGAGGCGATTCTTTGGAGCATGGTCAAGTACTCCTGGCCTCAACAGCGGGATGAATACATCGCTAAACTTCAGTCTACCGTTAGGGACAAGGTGATCAAGGCACAGCTCGAGACTACAGGTCTGCTTACTGATATGCTATCGGCTGCCAATAAGCATCATGGTGATAAGATCAAAAAGTTTCTCCAGACTGGAGAGGCCTCAGATTTAGATGGGGCTTTGAATATTGATTCGGTGGGAAATTTGCTAAAAATTCTCGATGGATTGTTGAAGGTGACCGGTCAAAGCAATACCCAAAAGGTTAAGACCGAGAATACGCAGACCCTTAATTTGAACGTGAATACTAGTAAGAATGATGAGTCAATGGATGCCGAAACGGCAGCGGAACTTTTATCTGTAATCGCTAAGTCTAAGAAGAAGAGGGAAAATGAAAAATAACAAAAGGGCTAAGTTGTTAATTAAGACACTAAGAGAAGATAGAGAGTTGCTACTGATTAAAAGCGAAGAAAATGAGCGTCTTATGTCTGAACTGTCGTGTTTACGATCTAAACTCATCAGCACCGAGGCCGATCTGGCTAAGAAAACAAGCCTGTGGCGCCAAGATCGTGATGTTCGCGATAAACACGAATTATCGGCACGCCTAGCCACAATGAATGCCCTGCCTACACTTCTGAAAGAAATTTCTGGAACTAAACCTATTCTTTGGGTAAGTACCGAAGATACTAGAATTTTGGATCATCAAGGATTGTCAAATATTAATTATATGATTAGGAACGTCGCCCCCAAGATAGATCTCGTGATTGTAACTAGGGGTCAAGTCGAACTGAAGGAACTTGATGACGAGGAACTGAAAATGATAGGTCTCAAGAGAAATAAGGATACCTAAGGGCGCAAAATATAATGACTAACGAAATTGACGAAACCTTAGTTAAGACTTTTCTGGTTAGACCCAAAACAAAGTCGGATCTAAAAAATTGGATATTTGTTTATCTTGGTCTAGATCTTCCAGACTCTCATCTAGACGAAGACGGATCAAATGCAAGCCCAATGGAAGCTATCTGGAAATCTTTCGAAACGTATTCTACTAATACTGGCGATGAGCATCCAGGATATATATGGCTGTCAGCACGCGATGCAATGAAAACCCTAGGGGGGTCTGTTTTTGCTGTGGTGGCAATGGTTTTTTTTGATGCGACAGTTTGTTGGTTAGCTTCAATCGAGCCGCAATCAAAAATTGCTCTGGCAAATGCACAATCTTTTATTCAGAAGCTTACTCCATATTTATCTGCTAACGGTAAACAGATAGAATCAAGCAACGCTCGAATTCTAGAAACAATTTCACCAGATGGCACACGAGCCTACGTTAATATTCTTGTTGCAACAATGGCTTCAGTTAATGGGCGCCACTGCAATATTGTGATGGTGGACGAGCTGGACCTACTAAGAGATCCTCGGGTTATCGATGAAGTTCAGGCTGTTGCGTCATTAATTAAAGCTCAGTTTCCACTTAAGGTTTATTTTAGTACCAGAAAGTTTGCGTTTGGAAACATGGAAAAATTGATTTCAAATCGCGAACGTTTTGGGCTTGAACTTCTTAAATGGGATATTCTGGATGTAACTGAATATTGTCACCCCCGCCGCCACCAACCAGATTTACCAAAAACAACTAGATTTATCCACCCCGATCCTCCGCTGAGAAGCCTAACTCAGCCAGAGTATGACATGCTTCCCGGTGTTGAAAAGGCACAATACAGAGAAATGAAAGTTCATGGCGGATGCGGTAATTGCAAACTATTGTCTCAATGTAGAATGAGACTTGCATCGAGGAGCCCAGAGGATACAGGTCAGTTATGGAAAAAAATTAATCATACGATAAACATGTTTCGTTCGATGTCTCCAGATATGGCCGTCGCTCAATTGCTATGTCGAAAGCCCTCATTGTCTGGCCTAGTATATCCAAGATTTGATACCGTTACTAATTCTATTTCATTGCAAGACGCATATGCCAGAATTTCTGGAGTCGAAGGCAAGAACGCCACCCTCCAGGATATAGTTAAACAAATGCACCATCTTGGAATACCATTTTATGTAGGTGGCGATTGGGGCTATGCTCATAACACGGCCTTTGTGGTTGCCGCTCTTTTGCCAAATGGAGACTTTTGGATCGTAGATTCTACCGCCATTTCTGGACTAGAGTTTGATGATATATTAGCCCTAGCCTTAAACATCAAAGATATATATAAGCCCAAGATGTGGTTTATGGATACTGCCGAACCCATGTTTATCAAGACCTTTCGGAGAAAGGGAATGCCCTGTAAAGATTTCAAAAAAGACGTAATGGGCGGCATTGAAGCGGTTAGATCTCAAGTAATGAATTCTCTTGGAATTCGAAAGTTAAAGATTTTAAAGCACGAAAAAAATGAACATGTAACCATGGCCTTTCAGCAACACCATTTCAAGATCGATGCCCAAGGAAATCCGACAGCAGAGCCTGATGACGGAGAATATTCAGATATTTTAGATTCATTAAGGTATCTTGCCCAAAACATGTTCGGCGCCAAGGGTAGGGTCATAGCTCCTAATATCGAAATGCCTTCCGCCCATACGCCATTTGGATCGAGAATGACTAACCCAAATGGTCAGGTATATACTGATTGGATGAGTCAAAAGATCCGGGAGCTAGCCGGACAAAATTCAGATACGGCTAGGGGTAAATCTTCTTCTGGATCAGTAATTTGGGACCTTAGTGACCCAATGGAGCCACCGGATGATCAGACCTAATCTTGTAAATAATGGTATAATGGAGATATAGAACTATGTCACAAAATATTCTTAATATAATCAATCAGATACTTTGCTATGGAGATTCGACTGGGGTTACCGACAATCCCCATCAAAGATCATTTGATCACACTCGCAGGATTCATTCGATCCCGGTTTCTAATCCAAAATCTGATACTCGCCAGATTCCCCCAGGTGGATCCCTTTCAATATTCAATGGAACGGTCCCCACACTTCTCTCTGGGGCTTCAACCGTAAGCCTAACTCTTTTATCATCTGCTACATCAACTTATCGCCTAAAGGTCACTGCAGGCCCAGCCGGTTTTCGCACTGCCAGGGCAGTATCTGGCATCGTTGCCTGTACCGTCACGATAAACAACAACGCCCTGGCGACGTTTAACTTTACGGCTGCCACACTCACCGGAGTGCAAGTCGGAGACATCATGCGAATCAGTGGCGTTTCGTCCAATGACGGATCTGGCCCATTTGCTTTCAATGACCTTAATTCTGGACTCTGGGTCGTGGCCGGAATTTCAGGTGTGCAAGTTTCTTGCGTTAGAGAAACTGGCGAGCCATTTAGCGGAGCTACGGAATCAGTTGCGACGGCTACGAATGATGTTCAATTTTATTCGCCTGATGGAGTCCAAGAAGGAAATAAATTTTCAATCACGGGCACATTTAGTCCGGTTTCTCAGAAGACATTTGAGGTACTCGCAGTTACTTCTAATTCGGTTGATTTTGTGAGCGCGTCTCCGTTGCCAAATGAATCCGGGCTTACATACGTTGCCACAACGGTTACATTTTACAGTGAATCTAAGAAACTGGTTTACGTGGAAGTGGACCAAGATGCCGTAGTTAGATTTGACAGTGATGCTTCGAATAACAATAGGGTCAGTCCTATTCAGCCGGGCACGCAGGATCTGTGCGGTTATATTCACAAATGGGGCGACAGCTATAGCTGTACAGTAGTGAATAGATCGGTTAATCCATTGAATTTGAAATACTTCACTTGTGAGTAAGATTTATGGCTAAGAAAGAAAAGCGATCCGAACCTATTTTGGCATTAGATCCATTGGCCTATAGACTTCTAAAGGAAGAAGAGGTAAAGTATCAAGCCGCTGCCACTGAACTAGAAAAGTCTGAAGATAAGTCGTCAGATGCCCCGAGCGGTGTTCTTGAAATGATTGTCAAATCATTAAAATCGCAGGAGAAAGATCGCGTTCAGCGAATGGCTTTCGATATTGATCCACAGCCACAATCATCGGCTTACGTGGGTCTATATCGAGCAAAGAGTAATCTTACACCAGATTCAGTTTTGAAGAAGATATCAGGGGCTAACGGGGATGACCTCGTTTGTCAAATTCTACAGGCCAGATCAAATATGTTGGCCTCATTTGGTCGCCCAAGGGCGTCTAGATTTTCAATTGGATTCCAATTTGAAGAAATGGACGGTGACTCTCTTCCCGAAAATGAAGAGGCCTATGAGGCTGTAAAGACTCAAATCAAACAGCTGAAAGAATTGTTTTGGAATTGCGGCAAGGGTGCCTTAGCTGACGAACATATCCCAATGAATTTATCCCAATTCCTGAAGATGATTACTCGCGATGGCCTACTTTATGGTCGTTTTGCCGCAGAATTCATTCGTCATCCAAATCCCAAGACTGGCGAAAATGACCTCTTTGCTTTCCGCCCGGTAGACGCCGGTACAATTTACCGTGTATTGCCCAAGAAAGAAACCGACAAATCAGTTAGACAGACGGCTCTTAGACTTTTGGAGCAGCTCAAGAATGAAAAGCTTGATCCCCAGAAATATATGAAGGACGAATACAAGTGGGTTCAAGTTATTGATGGCCGTCCAGTGCAGGCCTTCACGGAAGAAGAACTCATCGTCTATAATCTCTATCCCGTCACTAATATCGAATATAATGGCTACCCATTGACTCCAATCGACCAGGCCCTTAATGCCATTACGACTCATATCAATATCACTTTGCATAATCGACTCTATTTCCAAAATGGACGGGCCTCACGCGGGATGCTAGTTTTCAAGTCCGATTCGATCGATGACCAGACTATTCAGAAGATTCGGCTGCAGTTCCATGCTTCAATTAATTCGACGGCGAATGCTTGGCGCATGCCAGTCTTCGCAGTTGGTTCTGATGACGATGTTTCTTGGCAATCAATTGACATGCAAGGTCGTGATGCTGAATTCCAGTATCTGATGGATAATAATGCTAGGGTTATTCTTTCGTCATTCCAAATGTCTCCCGAGGAACTTCCGGGATATGCTCATTTGGCTAGAGGTACAAACACACAAAGCTTATCAGAGTCAAGTAATGAATGGAAATTAACGGCTGCTCGTGATGTCGGCCTCCGACCGCTCATGTATGACCTTCAAGATTTTCTAAATACGTGCATTTTTCCCAAGTTCAATGAAAAGCTGTCTAAGACCCACCAAATCGTTCTGGCCGGTCTCGAACACGATTCCCCTGAAAAGGAAGCCACCAGGCTCCAGCAAGATTCTGCTATCCACATGACCTACAATGAAATCATGGAGCAGGTCGAAAAGAAAAAGATCAAAAAGGAGCTTGGTGGTGATTTTCCAATGAACCAGGCCTTTAAGGCCACGGTTATTGATCCATATATGTCGGTAGGCGAGATCATGGAAAACTTTATGGGCAGGAAGGGCGCTGCAGCAGATCCCCGGTTTGGATATTATAGGGATCCCTTCTGGGTA